TAGCCAAGGGGCAGAATTAGGAAGGAATACTCTACCACCCTCTATAAGAGGTGTTATGGCGTTTAGCCTCGCAACTTTATCCTGCACAACTTTATACGGAAGAACAGCTATACCAGATTGATTTCTCAACTCCTGTATTAAACTTTGTCCTGATGCTTTATCCTCAATATACATACCCCGTAAACCCCTGCCACGCCACTTAGCGTTCAGCGTTGTACATGCTCTTTTTAATTCTGGAAAATCATACTTGTTTCTTATGATGTCTAAGATGTACATGTCTCCGCCTTGGTCTGTACCAAGTACCATTAAGACAGAATAATCTGATTGTTCTGTTTTCTTAAAGGCTGTGTCTGCGGATATGATTACCGTATTACATTGTACCTCTTTAGGTTCGTATTGTCTCCACCAACTTTGCTTTATAAGATTACCACCCGCAATGAATGGCTGTTGTTGGTATAACGATGCAAACTCTCTAGGGTCTAATCTTTTTCTTTTCTTTAATTCTTCTAACGGAAACCTTTCGCTCCACAAAGCTGTCTCTTCTGTCTCATAGTAAATTCGCTTTGCAGGAGATACTGTTGACAACTTACCTCTTGGTACATGTCTTGGGTCTTCTATTGGTAGGTCTGTGACGCTACGCTGTAGTGTTCCATTGCTCTCAACGATGGCAGAAAAGTTTATATGTGTCCAATCGCCTTCTTTCCAATCTTCTGTGTCCATCAATCTACCCGCAACATCGTCTGGATGCCAACGAGTTAGTATGACTATCTCTAATGCGGCTGTTCCATCTGGCTCTGGTTGCTTACGAGTTGTTAATGCGGAAACATAATAGCTCCAAGTTTTGTTTCTCTGAGTTGCACTATCAGCTTCCTCCCTTGCTTTGATAGGGTCATCAAGAATAAGAAGGGTAGCAGCCCTACCCGTAGTAGAACCACCAATACCTGTAGCAAAGTAAGTACCACCCATTGTAGTACGCCAATCATCCACGGCACGGCTCTCGTCCGACATCGCAAAATCAGGGAACGCCTGACCAACAAAAAGTTCACGCGCCAAATCACGCACTTGACGACCAAATGTCTTAGACAAGTCTTGATTGTATGAGGTCGAAAGTACGTTCCTGTTCGCTTTACGAGCAAGATAATAGACGGGGAAGTGGACTGTGGCGATGAAACTCTTGGCATGTCTGGGGGGCATGGTAATGAGAACTCGTTTTGTTCCGAGTGTTCCTTTTTCGAGTGCATCCAGTGTCTCCATTAGTTCGATTTGGAATGGAGCAAACTCCATGTCAGGGTTCAATGCCTTAACAAAGTCCACAAAAGAACCTTGAGCCTTTCTTAACGCTAGTAATTGTCTGGCGGCTTGAGCCTGAGTTACACTTACCACGCTTTACAACTCCAATATCTTGCACTTGTCTTCGGACCGGGCGTAGCACACTTGTGTCTCGCTCTAAAACTCTTTCGTCTGGCAGGAATACTCTTCTTAATTGTCATGTTGGGGTCTCCAAACCGCACAATTTTAATCTTATCTCCATCGCTTACGCAGACAGCAGACTTCTTTGGCTTACCGGGAGTTCTAAATGGCTTGTTTAGGCTCTTCCCTTTGCACGGACCACTTGCTTTCTTCTTCGCCATCGGCTTTTTCTCCTTGTTCTTCTAAATCTACCACACTTTTCTCCTGTTCGTCTGCCCTTGCGGCTATCTCTTCTAGCTCTTGAATGCTTAACTGGTCTACTTTCTTAGTCTCAACGGTGTGTTCGTTGAAGCTATGGTGTAAATCAGGCATCACTTTGTTGAGCATCATTCCAAATACACGGACTTGTTGGTTATCCCACTTGACCGTTCCATCTAATACGCCACGAACCTTGGGGATGTTGTTACGAACTACATCTAATACGCTTCTTCGTACTCTATCAACCTCAATAGGTGTGACAGCAGGTAGTCCTCCTGTCGATTTAGTGGGCGATGGGTTTTTTCTAACTGTTGGCATAACTAACCTTTAACATATATGTTACACGATTTCAAATTTTGGTGCGAAATTTCGGACTGCACACCATGACATATAAAAATCTGGGCGGCGGTGCGACCCCCACGCCCCCCATCTAATGACAAAGTCTGACACAGTCTTGACAAGAGTTCCCTCAAGTCATTGAAATTGCTGACGTTTTGTGTCCCATAGAGGGACATTTCGACCCCTTTCCGACCTCGTGTGTTTCGCATAAGAACTCCTAGAGGGTAACTTAATTGCTTCTTACGAAGCTTCGTCAATCATATCAACGGTTTGCCGAGTTGGTCGTCCTTCCCCCCAAAGGGGGTTGGAGGGCTTTCTGTAGTGTCAATCGGTGGTCAAGACGACTGCCGAGGATGACGAGCAATCAATCGGAGAAACACACATGACACAACGTAATCACATAAACCTCAAAGCCAACGAAATCATTGCGGGTGCGGAGAACGCAAAGACCGTAGACGAAGTCAACGGTTACAAATCAGAGTTTGAGTTCCGCCTTGCGAAGAACAAGCAAAAGCTTGCAGACCTTGCGGAAGGCAAAAACCCAAAAGGGTTGGAAGAGAAAATCAAACACCTGTCCGCAAACATCGCAAAGCTTGAGCCATTCGCACAAGCACTTGCACCAAAGACGAAGTCTTCCAAGCCAAAGGCTAAAGTCGAGACCGTGCAGGTACACGAGGCTACGACTGAGATGATGACTTTCCTCACAGGTCCAGCATCGCAGAAGTCGAAGTTGGCTTTCATCAAGGCATTGTCGTCACAAGCGAAGTAATCCCGTCAGCCTTGCACGAGACCTAACCCCTTACGAGTTCGCTCGTAGGGGGTTTTTTTATGCGCAGACGGTAAGTCTGATTTTTATAAACCCTAACAGTGGAGTACGAACATGCAGAAACAATCGAAAAAACCACAGACCATCACATACGAAACACCAACAATCTATTCGTATGTACAAATCGTTGAGCAAGTAGCCAACGGTTACATGGACGCAACAACGGTGCGAGATGCTCAAAGCTTAGTCGCCAACTATCCTATTGCAGACACGGAGGACGCACACAACGAGTTCTTTCAGTGGTGCAATGAGAACGGAGTGCAGACGTATGATGAGTAATCGTGAACAAGCAATCGAGAATGCTCTCAAGTATTACAACGATGGCATTCTTTCATGCCTTGCAACTGAGCAAGATGCAAAACGCAACAACAACGATGACCTGTACAAGTGTGCCAAGGTTAGACGAGTTGTCTACCAAGAGTATCGCAAGGCAATCAAGTACATGAGAACGTCAGGTTGCGACAAGAAAGAAGCTTGGGCGATGTATGGCATAAGTCTTGAGAGTTGACATCTGTCTCACTTATGATACATTGTCCTTACAGTAACACATAAACCATTGAGGTAATTATGCAAAACAAAAACCAATACAAGCGAGTGTCAACGATAGCTGACAAGCTATACATTGACGAGAGAGGTAGCCTTCAACCTTTACGAAGGACTATTAAAATTGAGCCAATGCAATATCCCGAAAGCATACACATGAAAGTAGCTAAGTTTATATTGACTAGCCTCGTGTGTCTCGGTTGCGGAGTGATGCTTGGTGTAATTATGATTGAGTGGATGGCGGGTTGTGGCGAGGTCACATACTACGCAGACAGAACTTGGGTAAGCAACGAGTGTATCTTCCAAGACAATGAGATAGCAAAAGGTACTTGGTAATGGTGCAGATGATAGCGGACTACACCGCAAGTATTGCATTCAGTCTTTACGGAGACAAATGCGAATGCTCATTCTGTCAGTCACGATTACTGCAATTCATTAACAAACGACTACCCAAGAACCGATTGACGAATTGGATTGCCGACCAGTTCTATTCGTTATCGTGTTGGATAGAGCAAAAGAGAGGAGGAAATAATAACTAACTACTCGTATGCGTTCTCGTGTTTCAAAACTCAAAGAGTTTTGGAGTGCTACAGTTAGCATCGAAACAATTAACTTAACCATAACCATTAGGAGAGACATATGGCATTAGACCTTACACCATCAGCCATCAGTCATCATGTTGATTACATATCAAGCATGACGGCTAACGAGAGGAGGACACACTTGAAGAAAGTGTTCTTCCATCTCGCAGACGCACTAACCTCAGTACCATACGATGTCACTGACCACAGTGGATTTCGTGGTGCTTGTGACTTACTGCAAGCAAGTAGCGGTAAGACAATCAACCAAAACATAAACATGTTCAACGCAGACATGATGACACAAGCAATCTACATCTTGTGTACCTCGAACAACGAGGACGAGTACATCAACAACTTTGCAGAACTTATGGGTTGGATAGGAAGAGGTGTGCAAGACAAGATGCTTTGTGTGAAAGCACCAAGAGCACCGCACAATTACATCCACGGATACCACACCAAGATACGAGAATGGTATAACGAATTGCACAATGATGGTTACATCGACCATCCAAGCAAGGGTTCTCAACTATCTACTATATTCCACATGGCAGATAGCAAAAACATAACTGTAACAGCAACCAAAACGGAGAAAAATATGGATGACTTTGACGTAAACAAGGCAACAGACCTTGTTCTTGCACTAGCTAATCACAGAGCAATGGCTGACGACATTGAGTATCAGCACAATGCTAAGACAGCAGTGCAGAATAGCATAGACGATGCAGTAACAGACATTGGAGAGAAGTTATCCTTGTCTGCAAAGCAACGTCTGTCTCTCAAATCTAGTGTAGCTCTTGTGATAGACACGACAGAGATACAACACATGAACCTAGATAACCTCGAACCACTCAAGACCTTGGGTATTGAATTGGATACTGACGACACCGCAGACGAGACTGATGTCTCGCCATCAGTTGATATCAAGTACGAACCAATCACGATTGACCCTAACCTCAAGCAAGCAATCAACACCATGATTAAGTCTAGCGGTGTAGAGAGCACAGACATTGAGAAAGACCTCAACGACCTTGCATTACTCAGAGCCAAGGCAGTTGCATGGGAAGAGGAAATTAAATACCTCAAAGGTCGTACATTCACTGCACCTATTGCCCTTGAGGGAGAGGCAGTAATTGATGGCGATACTCTCAAGTACACTATCGTTCAGAAGAATGCGATGGAGTTGTTCAAGAACCCTCGTACTGGCAAGAAGATTAAGCAACTCGACTTCAACATACCAACCCTAGTGTGGACAGACGCAAGCGGTAAGGAAGTCAAGCATCCCATGTGTCCCGAAGTTGTAGACCACTATCAGTTCAGAGCAACACACCTTATCAAGTTCCTTACAGGGTTCATCATGGGCAAGAACATATGGTGTCACGGTCATACTGGTACAGGTAAGACGACACTGCCAGAGCAAGTGTCTGCGGTCATTGGCTTTCCAGTGTTCCCACTCAACCTTGATAGTCAGCTAGAGAGAGCAGACCTTACGGGTCAGACAGACATAGTCAACGAGGGTGGTACTTCAGTTACCAAGTTCAGAGAGGGTATCTTACCACGAGCAATGGTTCAGCCATGTATCCTAGTGTTGGACGAGATAGATGCGGGTAAGCCCGATGTCATGTTCGTTATTCAACGAGCGACAGAGGGTAAGGGTCTATTGCTTACAGAAGATGGCGGTAGATTAGTCAAGCCACATCCATTGTTTAGGTTTGTTGCCACTGCCAACTCTCGTGGTCAAGGCGATGAGTATGGTGTGTATGCAGGTGTACGACCTATGAACGGTGCATTGCTCAACA